ACCTGAATGATCTGGAAATTTACTTTTCTTTTTAACTGAACCACCTTTTTTATACATAGCGCCACCAGCCATTCCCATATCAGAAGGGTAGTAACCAGACTGCATATCTTTTCTCATCATGCCGCCACCCATTTTTTTTGCTCTTCCGCCATTCATTAACTTTTGTCTGTTCGGATTTGTTTGATTATTGTAGTTTCTATTTGACATATTATTTTTTTCCCTTCATGGCTCTTCCGAAACCACGTTTAGCTTTTCCGCAGCCTACACGACCGCCTTTTTTTAAACCATCACCATAGTAGTCTGTAATTCTATTTATACCTGGTTTAGCAAGAATAGAATCTCTACCATACATACCCATGTTTCTAGATAAATTAGAAGGCATTGAATCGTCTAAATAAGCATCGTTTGATGTCATTGCTTTTATTGCATTTGCGTTTGTAGACCCTCTTGCATTTCTATTCATTAATGCTCTTCCACCTAAAACTGCTCCACCTAAAAGTAGCGCATTTTTAAGAGCCTTTTTTAATTTACTTTTTTTCTTAGCCATTATTTTTTGCCTCCGTTTTTAAATATTTGTGTACCCTTTATACCAAAAATACTACCAACTACAAGGATCCATAATGTAGAAAACCATGTCGGCAGTGCTGCAAAATGTTCGAAGAAAGTTTTTACTTTGTCCATAGCTACTGGATTGTCCGAAAAGACACCCCAGGCCAGCACAATGATGGGCGCCGAAAGTATGACAAGAACGAACTCGTCCTTGTAATCGTTTTGACGTGCCTCTAGTAATTTACCCTGGTAAGCTTCCTCACCACGAGCTTGTCGTTCTGCATGCAATAGCTGTGCATCTGACATAGCGACTTTTGCCTTCTGCTTGTTAGCATAAATTTTACTTCCAGCAGAAACGGCTAATTTAATTGCCGATAACCACATGTTAGTACCAAGTAGCCTTTACAGGTTTTTTGTCAGCTCTAAGTCTTTTAGTGCCTCTTACTTCCACAACTTGTGATTCATTAGGTTTAGTTGCTTCAATAACGATTCCGCCTTGTTGCATACCATCCTTATCAGCACCTAATTCTGGAGTGACATTTGAGTTTTTATTTTTTTTCATATATTCTCCTTATACTATCTCTTAGGACCTTTCAAGATCCTAACATCTGTTTGTTTCATCATATCATTGACCATTTTTGCGTCAATTCCCATTTGTGTTTTTTCTAGCGATGTATCAGCTCTAAGTTCTGCTAATTCTTCGTTTTGTTGTAATTTCTCATCAAATTGTTGTTGACCCATTAATTGTTTAGATTTATCTAAATTAATCTTTTCTTGCTCTTGTTCACGTTTAGCATTGTCATCCATAGCTCGTAAATCAAGTTCTCTTGCTTTTAATTTAGCAATTGGGTCTCCACCATACTCTCCCATGATTTTATTTTCTTCATCTTTAAATTCTCCAGTCATTTCTGCAATTAATTTTGCTTTTCTAGACTCTAAATTCATAGACATCTGCATAATCTGCTGTTGGTACTGCGGATCTTGCTGTAACATTGGGTTTTGTTGCACCATTTGTTGCATTTGCATCAATTGTGCAATTTCTTCTCTAAATTCTACCTCTAATTGCTCTTGTGCCATTAAAGATATGTGTTCAAAGATGTTTTTTTCTAGTGCACCCATTACAGCCGGACTATTTCTTGCAATATTAGTCGCCATAAAGTTTAAATGGGTTGTAATATGCGCTTGATGGTCCTGTCCTTTGAAAGCTTGGAACGGTTTACCCGACATTGCAAGAATATTTTCTGCTGCAGGGTCCATTGGAGTCGGTTGTTGCGGTGGTGGTAAGATTTTATCAATATTTTTTACACCAATCGCTGAATACATTGAGTGAAATGCTTCATATAGGTTGTGCATTTGCGGATTTGACATTGCAAGTTGCAATTCTGTTTGTGCTAAACTAATTCTTTGTGATTGAGAAAAGATATTTGGGTCTGCAACTGGAATAATATCTACTTTATCATCAAAATCTGCAACTTTAATATTTCTTTGTCCACCAACTACGTCGTATGGATACTCTTGTGGCAGATAAGTTTTATAAACACCTGCTAATAATTTAAATTCATTCTTCATCGCCACATACAATCTCTTATGTATGGCTGACATGACTCTTGAACCACGTTCTAATAGAGCAATGGTCGTCCCAACAGCTGCTTGTTGGTTGCCGTCTCCGACCTGCATGTCAGCGATGGCGGCAAATCGTTGCCCTGCCGATACCACAATACCCATCAACTGCAATAAAGTTGGTGATGGTTCTTTAAATGGTAATGGCATAAATGCATCCTTGATACTTCCTCCAGGCGCATCTACATCTCTGAATTCTCCAGGTTGAATTGCTTGTGCTTCGTCTCTTACTCTTATTCCTCTTTGTTTAAATCCTGCTGGTAAATTACTTAATGTACCCGCATCTAATAGTTGTCTTAAAGCTTGTGTTGCAGTTCTCGATAAACCACCGATCATGTGTATTAATCCAAAACCGTAAAAACCCATTCCAGGTAAAAATTTAAAATGTACAAAGTAATCTATTTTAGATTTTGTTGGATCTTCTGCTTGGAAATTTCTTCTAATAGATAATACTTCTCTACTACCCATTTCAATAGTTACAACATAAGGAAGTTTAATTCCTGTTGGTTCACCTTGTGAATCTTTGTCCTCAAATCCTTCAAGGTCTATGTCTGTGTGTACTTCTAAAATTGTAAAGATGTCTTCATCTTGTGTTTTCTTAACACCTTCCAACTCTCTTTCTTTTTTCTGCACTTCTGTTTCTTCATTGTAGCCTGGTGTTAATTCTATGTCTTTATAAAAACCTGAAACTTGTTTTTTTCTAACTTCGTTTTCAGACATTTTAATCATGTGAATAACAGACTCTGCATCTTCTAAAGATGTTGCAGTGTAAGGGACTACTAAATCATCAGCCGGTACAAATTTTGACACGGCTCTGCCAAGAATTTCATCGTAATAAACTTTCTTGAACGCAGAGCCGGCAAGAGGGAGATAAAAAAGCATTTGATCGAACTCGGGTTCATACTCCTTCATCACATCCATGAGCTGATAGTTCATGAATTCTTTAACTCTGTTTGATTGTTCTTCTTTGGCTCTGTCTGCAAGTCCAATTATTCTAGTGTGGACTGGACCATTAGCCGGTAATAATTCTTTATAAGCTTGTGCTTGAAACTGTGTAACCGCTTCTGCAAGAACAGGGTGCGTTGCACCACTTGCTCCTTGGAAAGGTTGTGTTGGGTTTTCGTATTTAAATCCTAAAAGGTCTAATCCTTTTGTGTAGCTATCTTCCCAATCTTTTCTTGAAGATTTATATTGATTGTAATTTGCTACAAGTTCAGAACCTAGTTTACCTAAAATATCTTCTGGTAATAATTCTGCTAAGTTATCGAAGTGTGATTCTCCTCCACCTGCATTAACTGCTTCGGGATCAAAATTAATTGTTGCTCCTCCGTCTTCTTCTTGAGTTACTTGTATATCATCTGGACCAACCTGCTCTTCAATAGTTTCTTGTTGAGCTTCGACGATTTCGTCTTGTCCAGGTATTTTAATTTCAGTCTCTACGTTTGGTAGGGCTTTGTCTATATCTGCCATTTATATTCTCCGAGTTCTTTATTGTTGTAACCTGTTTTGTAGGAACATTCAACCCTTGTGAGTCTGGTCCCTTAAGTGGTGGGATTTCCTTAAATTTGACGTGTTGCATATTTGCAACAAGAGTTTTATTCTTCACTAAACATACCTCTCTTATTTCTGTAGTCATCAAACATTTCATAACCACTGATACCCATTGATAATGCTAGACCCGGTAATCCAAATCTACGCGATACTGTTTTTAAAGTTGTAGGGCTAATTCCTAGTCTCATTGTTTTTGCAATTGTAGGATTTATTCCTTTTGTTGCAAACTCAGTTGCAGGACCTGCAAATGCTGCACCCATATAGTTAAATGGGTTTGTTGCAATATCAGTTAACGAATCTCCTTGTTGTACTTGTTCAGCTAAATACAAAGGTTCTGTTGCAAGTAATCCAATTGGTGAAGCTGCTGCAGATAATCCTCTACCTAAAGTTTTTAATGCTGTTTTTGTAATACCAGATTTCTTTGCACCTAACGCGCCACTTCTTGCAGCCTCAATTGTTGATGGTGCAACTGCTGCTGTACCTGCTACAGCTGCTGTTCCTAATGCTGGAAGATACGCATCTCCGATTGCTGGACTTTCTTGTGGTGTATCATCTAATGATCCTGTCACCATATCCATTAACATATTTTTTTGTTGCTCTTCGTTTGATAAATAAGTTGTTGGATCATCGTTCATAAATTTT